ATTTGACAGTCCAATTAATGTAAAAACATAAGCAAGACTTTGTTTTAGTGTTTGCGTAGAAATAGTTTGTATTTTTTCTCCAGCAAAAGCATCTACTATTTCATGATCGTGTTTAGCTATTAACCCAGCTTTTAAGACTTGCAATTCTTTGTTCTGATTTGTTGCCAGAACTTGTTGTAGATTTATTTCCATATCTTAATTTATTTTTTATCCAAGTATTTACTCTTCTTTTTATATCAAAGAATTTTTCCATTTCATAACGCAATTTACCACTTTTTGACGGTTCTGTCCAATATTCTAAAAATTCATCATAAGAATCATCTAAAATAGCTTTATACTCTTTTATATTATTTATAAATATATCTTTAGTAGTTATAGTTTCAGTTTCCATATGCATAGGCATATGCTCAGCATATGCTAAGGATATGCTATCAGTTTTTACTGTTTTTGCATTAGATCTTCTACTTTCAGTAAATTTCTTGCGCCTTACTGACTCATCAAACATTTTTTTGTTTATAAACAAACCATCTATTTGATCAAATTTTTCCCAAATGTCAGAGTCATATGCTTTGCATATGCTTAGCATATCCTTTTCAGTTAATTTGCCTTTTTGGTGTTGAAGGCATAACAATCTTATGTATTTACCAACTTGTTCATCTGTCATAGTAAATGTACCAGACAAAAAATCTGAAGTGTAAAATAGCACGGCAGGATCTTTAGACATAAATAAAAAATGGGCATCAGAATCCCAGGTAATGCGACTACCTGTTCATCCTCCGCCCAATATTGTAAACCTTGCAATGTCGCATATTGCGTTTTAATTAAAATTGACTAACAAATATACTATATTTTTTAATCTCATCTTCAATTTCATCCATTTTATTTTTGTACCAATCTTCAGTGTCAATCATATCAGAAGCTTTTTTCACATTGTAAATTACAGTTGTATGATCTTTTACTCCAATCAATGGAGCAATTTCAATTAAAGAAAGCTTTGTATATTTTTTTAAAATATATGCAGCAGCTTTTCTTGCGTAAACATGTGTGTTTCTGCGATTTTTTTCTGTGATATCAATATCAAAAACATCTTGAACTAAATCTACAAGTTTATGAGCTGTTATAGTAGTATTTACAGATCCTACAGCAAATTGATCATGAATTAAATTAGCATTCATTAATGTTTTATGCAAAATTCTTAAACTCTTCACTTGATCTTTGTAGTATTGTACTAAATTGTTTTCTAATTGCATGTTAAAATGGTAGATCGTCTGGTGTTAATGATTCAGTTTGTTTTTCTACTGTTGGTTTAGGTGATTCTGTTGTAGCAGCGGTTTCAGGTTCCCAATTATCTTCATAGATCTTATAATCAGGTTGTGCGTTTTTTTCTTTGTATTGATTAACCCACATGTTATACCTTTGACCATTAATTGTAAATTTAATTACTTCTTTTCCATCTTTGGTTTTGTTTTTCCACGCACCAAATGATTCTTTTTTTTCTGCCATTTTATTGTTGATTTATTGACTCTTCAGAGTCATTGTTAAAAAATACTGCTTTAAATTCACATTGCTTTTCCCATTTTTTTAAAAAAATATTTAACTCTTTAAAAGCGTCGGTTGAATACCACGCATAGTGATATACTTTAGCTAATAACATTTGTCTTTCAAATGGTAGCAAATTTTGTATTCCATCTTCTAAGTCTTGATAAGTTTCTTGATTCATTATAATGATATTTTAGCTTTTTCCCATGATAAAATAGATCTTATAGCGTCTATCTGATGAACAGATGAGGCGTTTATACGATCAAATGCATTTTTTAATCTTGACCAGTCTCTTGCTTTGCTTTTAACCCACATGTTAACTGTTGATGTTGCCATTTTACCATCCATAATCTCATGTATTTTGTCACCAATTTCCATGTCAATAACACATTCAATTTTATATTCTGCTGCTGTTCTATATTCACCAGATTGAGTCATAGCAATGTTTAGAGTATCTAATCTATTAATTAGTGAATCATGATAGTCAGGAGAATCATTTTTAGGTAATGGTTTTTGTAAAAAATCCATCATTTTTTCAGCCTTGACTGTCAATTCATCTATTGTGTACTCTCTCATTTAAGTGTTTTTTTAATATCTGATTGATTGTAATTTAATCCCATTGCAATTCTATCTTTGTCTTCTATTTGATTTGCAATTAAAACCTTAAATGCTTTATTGTATTGATCCCATGTAGTATATGAGTCAACTAAGTTTGCCATTTTAGTTTTTTTCTCTTCATCATATAAAGTGTTTTCAATCATTGTAATTAACTGTAATCTTTTTTCATCACCTATTTCATCTTTGTGATCGTTAGTAGAATCTGCATCTTTAGTGTCATCAATTGCAAAAAGTCCATTTAATGCATACTTACGTGCATATGAACTTGCAGATCCTGTGATCTGTGCAGCATCCATGCCTTTTTTTACTTCCTCTTCTCTTGCATAACCAGTTGTAGCAAAATAATCACCGTCATTTTTATGCAAAGTTGCAGTTGCTTTTACATAGATCCTATCGCCAATTAAAACCACTTCATCACTTATAGTCAGTCCACAGTTATGTTTATGACAAATAGGTTTTGCCGCTTCAATAATATCTTCGGCAGATCGAAATTTGTAATTACCAAACTTGTTCATTTGGTTTTTAGGAACTTTAAGTTCCCTTTGGATTTGAATTAAACTCATAGATTTTTTTTTGGTTTATTTAAAATTAATATTCATTTTGTTTAAATGATTCTATTTCTGACTGTTTTTCATACCACTCATTAAAAGTGTATTGATCATCTTCATAATCATAACCAGCAAATGGTGATGCTTTTTTATTAATCATTTCTAAATAAGCTTCGAATGTATACTCTTTTCCTAAATAATTAACATTTCCTCTGTTTTGTAATTGCCAATAAATAAAATTGTCTAAATGATCAATAACTTTTTGACCATATTTTTTGCAAAGCTCTTCGTAAGTAAATAACTCTTTTGTCATTTTTTTTAATTTGAAGTTAAACAATCCCATGGTGTTTTCCAAAAATCACCATAAGTTAATCTGTAAAAATTTTGTAAGTCAATGATATACATATATTTTATATCATTAAGATAAGACTTGTTTTTTAACTCTTCTAAAAGTTCTCCAACAAGTGAAGGGTAAAGATCAAGATCTGATTCAATCTTAGATCTTAGATCAGGTTTTAATTTTTGTAGTAAATTTTCCATTTTTATTAGTTTGTTTTAGCTAATATACATAAAATATTCATATTTACACATATTTTAGACATTATTTTATAAAAAAACATAACTTATTGATAGTCAACATCTTTAATAAAGTATAACATGGTAGATCCACCATATTGGTATTCAGGATTGTACATTTTAAAGCCTCTTCTTATTAGATTATTAGCAGAAGCATAATTATCTGGTGTTGTATATGTAATAACTGTATAACAAAAATGGCGTTTTGCTGCTCTTGTTCTTACATCTATTAATCTTTTTTGTAAACCTTTTCCTCTATATTTTTTATCAACCCATGCTCTTACAAAAATGCAAATACCTTGTGTAAATAAACAACCACAATAAGAAATAATATTTTTGTTTTTATCTAAAATAACCCACCACTCTCTATTGCGCAAAAACTCGTTACCGCATCCTTTAAAATTAGGATTGGTTTTATCTAACGTTTGTAACTCTTCATAAAGAGAATGATTAGATATTTTTCCAAATGAAAAAACTTTTATCAGTTTCATTTTCCATTACTTTTCGGTTTGATTATGATATTTTCCACAAGTTTTGCATCTTAATATTACTTTAATTAATCCACTTGCTAATATTCTTCTGTCTTTTTTTACTAAATCATCACTTCCGCATTCAGGACATGTAGTTCTTTTTTCTCCAACAAATACACCATAATGAGTCTTAGGTTCAATATGTGGGTTTAAGATCTTAAATACATCTTCAAGCAAAGTCACATCTTTTTTACAATACTTTACCATTTTTTCCATTGCAACTTTGTCCTTTCTTAGTAAAATATCTTTCCACAAACAAAACTCTGTCTTGATCTTATTTCCAAGACCTAAATACTCTGCTATATAATCTAACTTATTTGAATTAAATCTAAACTTTGCTCTTGCAACTTTAAGTGTATCTATTGTAAGATATTTTGGAAACATATCTATTCTATGAAATACACATCTTGTTCTAATCCAAGCAAGATCAAATTTGTCTCCATTATGACCAACCATTTCAACTGCTTGATTTGCTACTTTAATAAAATCAATAAGCATTTTTTTATCACTCTGTCTTGAGTCCCATTGTAATGAGTGAACTTGCTTTTCATCTTCCCACTTATAACAAATACAGATAATTGCACGTTCTTGAATTATGTTTGAATAATCAATATTTTTTTTATAACCTGCTTGCCAAAATAATCCAATGTTAGGACTTGTTTCTATGTCAAAAAATAAGCGTCTTCTTGTAGATCCTTTGGTTTGTTCCATTAATATGGTTTGTAATGAGTAGATCCGTTTTCTTTATATCCTTTAAGTACTTGTTTGCGTTGCTTTCCTGTATGTGAATAAGAAACATGGACCCAGTCTGGATTTTCATTTGTACCAAACTCCCATATTAATTGATCAAATTCTAAACTTGATTTGATATAATCAAACACATGTTTATTTGTAACTCCATTAGGAGTCCCATCCATATCAATATCTATTGCTTCTCCTCTTGAATGTTGGCTTGTAGTGGCGCCACCTATTACTTTATTTAATGCTTCTGATCTATAACCACTTGAAATGATTATAGGACATCTAAAATAATTTCTAATTGGCTCAAACACATGCTCAGCAAGCTTCTTAAGGTTTTCTATATGATCTGCTGTAGGATTATTGTCTATTCCTTTGCGTTTTGCAGATTCACTTCTTACGATCTCAGATAGATCTAAATGTTCTGATAATTTCATAACTATTTATTTGAAAATTTATCCCATGTTGTAAATCCCATACCAGCAGCAACTATTGCAGCAACTAATTCAGCTATATGCTCATTAACTTGCTTATTCATAAATAAACCTGCAAATAAACAAAAAGCTCCAATTGTAACAATTACTCTTTTATGACTAATTGATCCTCTTTCGTCAGCCAACATGTTTTTAATGAAATCTAACATAATACGATAATTGAAAGCTTTTATCTGAAACAAATGAAAGTCCTATAATTTGATTTGGCATTTTATATTGAAATCCTATAAATGCTGTCTTAAAATTAGAACCTCCTCCAAGATAGATAGCATTCTTATCAGGTTTTGTTATAGTATTTGTAACAATTATTTTTCTTTCATGTAGATTCATTTCTAATGAACGTCCTATGATCTTATTTTGTGTAATAGTATCATTTATCACAAAACTATTAGAATCAAAAACAATAGTGTCTTTGTAATTCCTAATGGTATTGTAATCATTTACAATAAATTGAGTATCGTGTATGGAAACTTGGTATGGTATGGAGTCTATAACTTTAAAAGGTATTTTATCACCTTTTACATAGCGTATTATTGATGTATCTGTGTATACAGTATCAATCTTAGTGACTATAGTAGTTAAACCAGTTGATTTATTTTTAAATATTAAAAGACCAGCTATTAAGATCAATAATACTACTAATAAATTCTTAGTCATTTTTTATTTTTTTTGTGGCATTATAGTAATAGCGAATTGCCATTATACCAGAAATAATAGCAACCAAACCTGCAAATAAAGTCACAATTGGTTGTATTGTAGTTACACTTACTATTGCTCCTATAATACTAATAAGAGCTCCTGTGTCGGCTTGGTTGCTGTGCTGTGTCATTAATTAAAGTTCCTCTTCTTTTATAAATTCAACATTTGTAAGCCATTCGCTAAGAAAAGAAAATTCTTCTAAACCTGCGGGGTTTACAACGTGTATTGCTTCATAGTTAAATTGTTTTTCTCCCAATGCTTTAATTTGGTTTAAAAGTTTTTTTAATCCGTCCTTACTAAACTTATAACCGCCTTTTTCATCTTTTAAAATAACGCCTTTGTCATCTGTTGAAGCATTGTCAATTCTAAATTCTTCAACTTGTTCGTTGTAATCGTTTAAATGTTTTTCAAGTTTTTTAGCAAGTTTACCAAGTTTTTGTGAAACTTTTGTGTCTTCGCCTTTTACTTGCTGATTAACGATTGCTTGGTTTAGATTGTTTACTAATTCCAATAGGTCTTTGTACTTTTTCATAGTTTTATTTTATAATGATTAATATTAGTAAAATTAATACTTTTATCAATGCCGAAGTATATTCAGGTTTAATTTTTATAAATTCAGCTACCTTTCTAATAAATTTATCTGTGTCAGCCGTTACCCCTACATAAAATGCAGGTCTTTTTAAAACAATAACATTGCAAAGAATATCAAAACCAAACCAAAAAGTAGTTGCAAATAAAAACATTGACCAAAAACCATAAAGCGACCAAATTAAAACATAAACTGAAATATGGTTTATACCCTTCCAAAAATGCCACTTCTTATTTTGTTCGTATGCTTCCTGTGGTTTTATTTCGTAAAGGTCACGTTCTTTGAATTGGTGTTTTTGGTATAAAACCCAACTAATTAAGTGAACTAAAAATACTATGGTTAAAAATATTGTCATTATTTAGCTTTTAAAGCGTCTAATTCTTTACGCATTTTTTGTAATTCTGCAACTAATAAAACTGTAATTCTTTCATATTGTACACCGTCAGGAATTAAAACCGCATCTTTTTTTAATTTTGTTTCTATTTCAATAATTCCTTGTTCATTTTCTGTTTTAATAGTTTCATAAGAAGTTTCATCATATCCCCATTGAACTAATCTTGGTTCAATTTCTGCTAATTCTTCTGCAATGAAACCATACCAAGACCATTCTTTTTTATCATTTTGTCCTAAAGAACGATACCATATTGGACGCATCTTAGATAAAATATTTGTTGTATCAATTGTTAAATCTTCTACATTTGTTTTAAATCTAATGGAAGAAGTTGAACGTTCAAAAGTTCCACCTGAAGAAACAACTAAATTTGCACCTGTTGCAGTAGTATTATTATAAGTATATATACTTCTCATAATAGCACTTGGACCAAAATCAAATAAATAATTGTTACTTGTATCTTTTGAAACAATTAAACCATTATTAATACCTGAAGTATTACCAATTCTGCATATATTAGAAAACACACCATTAACTTGACCACCAACATCTAATTTTCCAAGTCCTGTTGCACCACCAATATTAAGTCCACCACCACTTTGACTATTAATTTCTATTGTTGTACCGTCTATTTTCATACCTGCATAAGCACTTGCAGTACCATTTATTGATGCTAAGTTTGTAGTACCTAAATATTGGTCAACTCTAAATTGTAAATTTGTATCTACTTTTACTGTTAATGGATTTGCTGAAGTAGCACCATTTATACCAACATAACCTGCAAATGTAGCAGCACTTATAAATGCAGCAGAACCTGTAGTTCCAATAGTCATTCCTGTTCCTGATTGACCTGCTACTAATAAAGTTCCTCCTGAATTTGGTGCAATTATAGAACCTGTTGGATATGTTGCATCTCCTAATATCATTATAGCTTTACCGTCACTTGAATTACCAAATAAATTAATTCTACTATTTGATACACTTAATGTACTTGTAAAAGTTTTAGCACCGCCAATTGATTGTGTTGTTGTTAAGTCAACAAAATTTTGTGTTATTGAACCCGTCCCACCACTTGATATTGGCAATGCATTTGCCAAAGTAATAACACCTGTTGAACGTGTAATTGTCAAAGGTGTATCAATTAAAGTACCTGCGTCTGAATATCGTCTTATAAAGAAATTAGCACCCGCATTTGAACCTGATTCTGTGCCACTTACTTCTAAATTTATTCTTGAACTATTACCTGAACGATAACTAATTGATTTTGCAACAGAAACGTTTGCGTCTAAATTTGCAATCAAAGCTGAAGCACCGCCGAAAATATGAAACTTTGTCAAAGGGTTTGCAATACCAATACCAAATTCGCCTGTTTGTAAAACTGAAACTAATTCAGCACTATTTGTTTCACTATAAATTCTAAATCTATGGTCTGCCTGAACATTACCAATAGTCCATTTGCTTACACCTGCATTTTGAAAAGATATAAAAGCATTGTTTGTTGTAGTCCCGTTTATTTGTACAATTGTACCTGTACCGTGTACGTCTAATTTTGTACCCGGTGTATTTGTGCCAATACCTAATCGTTTATTAGTATTATTCCAAAAAAAGTTTGTATTATCTTCTAATAAAGCACCTGAAGCACCTATAAAACCAACTGAACCGGTTGTTAATGCAGTTGTAATTGTTAAGGTTGCAACTGAACCAACTAAACTAATTGTACCGTCAAATCCACTTCCGTCACCAAATACCAATGAATTGATAATGTTAGGTGAAAGTTCAACATATGCACTTGTCCCTGTATTCCAACGATAAATAACGTTTGTATCTAATGCAATGTAAATTGTGTCAGCAACACCAACCAAAGGGAATGAAGCAAAATTTGCGTACTCTTCTACTGTACCAGTAAATAAAGATGCCATTTGAGATAAAGTAATTTTTTTACTTATCCCAGTTGTTGGATCACCTATTATTGTTATATCTGTTAGATCAGGTGCTAATTCTGTAGCTAATTGATTAATCTTTTTGCTTTGCATTAATAAGTATAATTTGAAGGCACTTGACACCTATTGTTAATTGATGGACAACCTAATGTAATATCTAATTTTACTCCTGCTAAATAATCAGGATCTGACTCTGTATAAAAAGTTACAGGAGTATTACCTAATAATTTCCAGTCAACAATTTGATAATCCATTGGGTATCTTAATTGCGCTATAATATCTTGAGAAACTAAAGTTTGATCTGATAAAACCTCGGTTTCATTTGTCTCTTCTGATAACATACGATCCATAAAATATAAACTAAAATTATATTGGATCTCTTTTTCAACTATTGTTGCTCCAGTCAAAGTAAAGAACATGGCAGGATAAGTAACTTCTCCATTACTTAACCTCTCCCAAACATCACCAAAATAAACAAAATTAATTTGTTGGTGTGCGTTTGCTATCTTTTTTAGTTCTAATACTATTTGGTTTAACGTCATTCTTTTTTTCTTTTTCCAAGTAAACTTTAAGTTTAGTTTGGTTTTTTATGGTTATTTGTTTGCTCATATTATCAGCATCCTATATTTCCTTGGTATTTGTCTTTAAGTGGCATATTGTCATAACTTCCGCAGCATCCTTCATCACCTAACCACATTGATACACTGTAACCATTTGCATCAGGTCTAATTGCATCAATACCACTTCCAAAATTTAAGTAAGTAGGAAATGAAGATTGATTTTGTCTTAAATATTTAATAAGTCTTTGTTTGTAAAACTCTGCTCTTGTTTTATATCTATTTGCAACATCAATCATATCTTGCATAGAAGGATTCTCTGTATTATCACCACTCTTTCTTAATAAACCTTTATTGTAAAATTGAAAACTAAGACCTTGAGGTAATTCAGACAATACAAAGTAAATTAAAGCATCAGCAACATAATCATTTAAAAGACTTGTTTGAAGTCCAGTTAAAGTATTAGCATTAATTGCTGTTTGTAGCTCATTATATAAACCAGATCCTAATGCTGGTAAGATATACATATCTTGAGCAGTTTTGATCTCAGGCAAAACAAGTTTTTCATCTACATTTGCATGCAGACCTGTTCTGTCTTTAATATTTTGAACCGAAATGAAAAGTGTGTTTTTACTCATCTTATTTTCTTGTTACTATGTTAGAAACCCATTCATGACGACAACTTGGAGAATGATCATTAGTTCCAGGAGTAGTATACCATCCACCACGACGATCCCAAACTGAATAACCAAGTCTTGCGCTAATTGTCTCTATTTCTGATCTTGAATACATTTTGTTTGCATCCAATAAATGCTTGCAAAAGTCACGACTTGTCTTTTTATCTTTATTACTAAAACCTGGCGCCCACTCATAAGAATATCTAATCAATAATTCTTTTGTTTTTGGTTGCATCTTTGATGTGATCTCAGAAATAGGTGCTGTAAGTTCTCTTTCTATAATAGTGTTAGAATCAATTCCAGATCCAATAGTTGACTCTGTGATTGTAATAAAACCTTTATCTACTAATGCCTTTAAAACCTGATCTATAGTATCTGGACTTTGTTCCAATACAGTTGCTATAACATCAGGTGTAATACGTTTGTCCTTACTGATAAGATCTAACACATCTGATTGAAGTTGGTTTACATCTGCAAACATTTGAAAATCTTGATCATCAGAAAATCTTCTTCTTTGCTTGATTACATTAAAGTTTTCTTTATCTTCACCAAATTCAAAAAATAATTTAAAATCCTCAGAGAACGCTTGTGCTTGAGCTACTGGTTGTGGTTGATATTTAGTCATATCAATACCGGCTTTTTCTAATAACCACTCTTTCGGTGCAATATCTTTTAATACGTTTTCTGTAAACTCAAATCCAATTGGTTCTGTAGGTATGATCATAAGATCTGCACTTTCAATACCTCTGTATTTACTAAGCATATTAAATACACCTTCAAGATGCATTTGTTTACTGTTTACATACGTATTTTTAAAAATCTCATATCCGTCACGCATCTCAGATCTTGATCCTAATTTACCTGCTTCAGCAATACCAAAAATAGATGGAGTAGTAATCTGATGTCCACTAAAAATGTTAGTTTGTATCAATGAATCTACTCTTCCAAAATCTTCTTTAGTTATATCTGATGCGCCTAAGTCATCAATGATTGGCTTTCTTTGAGCATCATTAACAAAAGCTAAAATAAACTTTTTACCATCACTTCCACTAAATCTACTTGTAAAACGTTTTTCAATATTACGCTTTTCATCCTCACTTGGCTCACCATTTGGTAATGTAATAAGTTTACTGGCAGAAAACCCTGTCTGTGCGTTACCTAATACATGCTTAGAAATCTCTATGTCTGATTCTATGTAATTTAATGCTCCAAAATATCCTGGCAAAGAATAAATACCCATATTTGGGCGGTATTCTTTAACATACAGTATTTGAGATCCAGTTTTTAAAGAGGTATTAAATGAAGTGTATACTTTTTCTTTTTCATTTCTATCTTCCCAGTTATCTTTGTACCAAAACTGAGTATTATCTTTGTTAGTTCTAATCTTTGTATAATCAATATGCCATATTTCAGACAGTTGACCAGTCATTGACCATATAATTTCTAAGTAATATCCACCAAAAAGTTCAGTATCTAATGAAACTTTACGAGTAATTTCATCAAGACTTTCAACTCTGTTTACTTTTTCTATAAATGTTTGAGCTTGTTCACTACCTTTCCAACCATTTCCTGTAATATAGTGTACTTTGCTTTTAACAATTGCATTATGTTTGGCTGATTTATTAAATAGATCTACCAAATATGTTGGATAATCATTCTTATCGCCGTATTGCATGTAACCAACACCTTTTTTTTCTTTGAATTCTGGCTGTTTAGCTTCTGCAAAACTTAAAACTCTTAAATCTATCATTGTCTAATTGTATAAGTGTCTGTTGTTGAAAACTTTGTATATGAAAATGCAGTTCCTACTAATTCCATTATTCCACTTTCTAACATATTTAATCCTGTTGGATCTAAATTTGATGTACTTGCTTGTTCATAGATCTCATAGTCATATTGACCAGTCAAAGCATTAGCAAATTTGTCATTAGTTACTACTGAAAACTTGTTGTACCTGTCTTTAAACAAAGATACATCAGCATTATTTAAAACCACAAAGCTTATTGTTGTATTTGCGCTACGATTAGTATACACAAATAAATAATTTGGATTTGCAAGTAACTGTTTTTCAGTTAAAGTTAAAATAATGCTCTGAGTATTGCCAATAGTTAACCTAATCATATATCTAAATAGCAGAACGTAATAATATTTACATTAAAAAACCCCCAAACCAATTAAGGAATGGGGGCTAAACCTATAAACCTATGAAAAACTAAATTATACTGTAGTTAATAAACCAGCTATAATAGATGAAGACACAGATGGCGCTAATGCTGGTTCAGAACCAGTAAAAGTCAATTGAAAACCACTTCTGTCAGCTTGAGCAGTACCAGTAGATACAGCACCTGCAGTCATGTCAACTCCTCTTGTTTTTCCGATATACCAATACAATCCGTTACTATCTTTTACAACAGCAACTAAACTATTTTGAGCTAATAACAAGATTTCATTTCTTGTGTTAGTTTGTAATTTGTTTAATACAATTTGCAACTCTTGGCCATAGAAAGTACTACCATTTGCAACAGATGCATTCAAAGTTTGATTCAACATTGATGTATCTTTTACCAATTCATACTTCCAAAAGCGTTTGCCTGTTGCTTTTGTTATTGCGGAAATTACTCCACTTGCTTCGGTAACGGTAGTTACGTTTGCAGCTTCTGTAAAATATACTTCTACAATACCGCCTAAACTATCGCGGCAATCTAAAGTATATCCTTGTGTTAATGCGCATGGCATAATATTAAATTTTTAATTTTTATAAAATGGGGGATATATTTCAATCCCCCTTATAATTAGATCGCTACCTTTACAACTTCATCTGGGAATGCAATATTCACGCCCATTTTGAATTCTGCTGCAAATCTTACCTCATCAGCTTCTTTAGCAAAGAATATATCAAATTTCTCTTCCTCATTTAATAAATCTGTACCTAAGAACAAGTTGCTTAATCTTAAAGCATAAACATCATTTGTACCGTTTAATCCGTTAACTGCAATCACTTTGATTGGAGTACCAGGTAATACAAATTCGCTATCCGCTTTACCATCAAAAGCATAATTAAACATGTTAGCATTCTTTAATGCAATAGTGTAAGTTCTGAAAGTATCAACACCACAGAAAATAACCATATCATCATAAGATACAACTTTTGCAGGTATTGCTTTGTAAACACCATCCATTAAACTAACAACGTTAGCTGCAGTGATAGAACTTAAAGGAGCACCAGAAATATAAGTTGAAGTATTTGCATCAACAACACCACTTGCTGCACCAATCAATTTGATAAGACCATCAAATTTATTTAAGTTACCGTTAGCTGAAGCAGTATCACCTTGCCAGATTGCAGTCTCTAATTGAGCAGCAATAGTCTTAGCTTTTTTGTCTGTGAAATCTTGCTCAAAAGGAATTGAATCATAAGTAGATCCAGTAGGCAATGCCTTTTGTAAATACTTAGACTCTAATGTTTTTGGACATAAAGCTTCTTGAACTTTAATTTTTCCGATTGTTACAACTCTTTGAGTGAAAGAAGTTGTACCTGATGCGTTCCAACCGCAAGTACCACCTGCTTGAAAGAAAGCGTCTGTGTCCATAACGTTGATTGTTTGAGCTGATTTAACTCCAACCATAACGTTTCCTGCACTTTTGATTAAAGCTGCAGTTTTTGCACCTAAAACAGATGAAGTCACTAACTGTGCTTCGTTCTCTTTAGTGTAATTTGTTAATGTACTAATTGAAAATGACATTTTTTATTAATTTTTAATGTTTAAAATTGCGTTTCTATATTTTTCTAATCTTTGCTCTTTAATATCCTTTGTTTGTACAAAAGAATTAAAAGAATTTGGTTTTTGAATAGGATCTGCAGATGGCGTGCTTGAAAGTGCTTCTATTAATGTAGCTACTTGTTCAAAACCTTGCTTTACTTTAGCTTCTAATTCTTTAACCTTTTCTTCTGATGCTTTTTTAGACTCTTCTAATTCTGCTATTTTAACTTCAAAATCTTCAGACATCTTTTGCATCTTTTTGTCAATACCAGCTCCCATATCTTCTGGAGATATTGGATCAACAGGCATCTCTTCTGGAAGTGTATCTTCTTTTGGTGATGCTAATTCAATGATAATTCCATTCTCATCAAGTTGCATAGAAGTACCATCAGATAATTGATACTCACCAGACATTGGCACTGTACCATCAGCTAACTTAACCATTCCGCCAACTTCAAGAGCTGAAATCTCAACTTTAGATCCGTCTGCTAAAGAGTATTCTGACATTTCCACCTTTGTTTCAACAGGTGCAACTTCAGCTTCTACTTCAACAGGTGCAACATTATCGTCTACGAATAATGCTCTTAATTGTAATATCGCTTCTTTCGCGTTCATACTTTTTGTTTTATATAGTTAAAAAATCAATTGTTTATCACTTAACTTGAGACAAAATTCTTTTTATCTCATCAATCATTGACGCTGCCTTAATAACTTCTTTAGGTTTGTAATTAAAAAGACCTTCAACAGAGAATCCTTTTAATTCTCCAGTCTTAACCTTTTCATTCCAAACTTGCTCATTATTTACAACCATAGATCCAAACCATGAACCCCATGGAGCATCTTCAAATCCTTTCATTGGCATAATGCCTCTCTTCTCATCACTTTGAAATGACTCAAATAATGTTACATCATTTAAAGTTAATTGACCATCATGCATCATGTTTACGTTGCTTTGGAATCCTTTTCTAAAGTACTTTTGCATGATCTTGAGAATAGTATCTCCAGTAAATGCCACATAATAGTCGCCATAGTTAGCGTCACTACGAAAAATAGGAGTATCAGCAAGCATAATCGGACCACTAATGATACGCATATCTTCATTAACAACTTCAAACTTTTGTTTATTATTAAATGCATTCCAATTTCTTTGAATGGCAGGTCTATCTACCAATGATATAAAATCTACTTGAGCATCATCTTGAAGATCATCAGATATGTCAAGCATATATACAGGTAATTCTAAATTCATACTTCTAAATAGTTTAATTGTTAAAGATTATCATTTATTCAAATCTTGCTTGATCTTGAATTTCACCAATACGTTTTTGTGATCCACTAATATCGGTCTCTACAACATATGCTCTAATTGATGGACTACCACCACCACCGTTTCCACCACCTCCAGTAGATCCACCTCCACCATTTCCTAAATCAGGAGCAGCACCTCCACCACCTCCAGTAGAAGGTATTGCACCACCAACAGATGGAGGAGCACCAGGTGATGGTATATCTACAAATCCAGGTGAAGCACTTCCACCAGGAACTTCAGGGGTTTGTACAGCTAAAATTGCTTTAACGTTTTTAATACCAGCAACAATTGCAGCAGCAGCAGCAATAGCACCTAATACAGGACCAACAATTGGAATACCTGCTAATGATCTAAATGCAGCAGTTGCAGATAAATAAGTATCAATAGTTGCAGCTGCAATAGCAGCGGCTTTACCAGCAACAGTTGTTTCACCAATTGCTTTGGCAACATTTTTAAATGTAGAAGATATTTTACCAGCTGTATCTTCTCTTGCTGCAAGTTCTTTTTTACCTATTTCAATACGTGCATCTGCGTAAACCTTAGAATTTTTTGTATACTCCTCATCACTTATTTTTCCGTCTTTATGCAATTTTTCATTTAATTCAATTTGCTTATCTACAGCATCTTTACGAACAGCATAAGATAGATCTTCATTTTTAGTAATGTCCTCTAATCTTTTTATTTCTTTATCTTCAGCAATCTTAGTGTATTTATCATCTAAGTCGGCTACTTCAGCAGAGTATTTATCTTTTAATGCTGTAATTAATTCACCTTTTTGCTTTTCAGTATAATCAGCGTTATCAATTACTGCTTTTGTTGCTTTATCAAGATCTTCTTGAAGCTTACCTAATTCAGTTTCTTTTCCTTCTTTTAATTTAGCAATTCTTGTTTCAGATAATATACCTTGCAACTCCTCTTCAAACTTTTTATCTTTTTTAGTTCTCTCTTCTTTTGCTTTAGTATCTATTTCATTTACATCAGCGTCATATTTTTCTTGAACAGCTTTTCTTAATGCAACTTTTGCATCTTCATGAATTTGAAGTGCATCAACTTCTTTTAATTTAGCGTCCTTATCTATTTCAGCCTTTTTAAGTGCCTTATCAGTTTCTGATTCTAATTCTGCTAATGCTTTTTGATTTTGTAAATCAAGTAAAAGTTCATTTGCTGTTTTTGTATCTGCAGCAACTTGTTCATCATGCTTTTTCTTTTGAGCAATATATTCATCATTTGCTTTCTTTTGTGCAGCAGCAGATTTTTCAGCAGCTTTTGCATTATCATCAGCTACTTTTTTATTGTACTCAGCACTTGCAACTAATTGATCATTTTTAAGTTCTCTATATTTTTTTTGCTCTTCATCTGTTAACGTTCCTTTAACTTCTAATGCTTTACGTAAAGTAGCAAGTTCATTATTTGTTTGTTGTACTTTAAGATCATAGATTTCTTTTTCAGATCCACCTTGCGCCTTTAATACTTTTATTCTATTAGTAATATCTTCATTTGCTCTTGCATTTGCAGTAGATATTGCATCTAAGTTTCTTTTTGCTTCACTTGTTACACCAAGAAAATCTGTAAATGCCTCTACTAATGATCCTACTCCTTTTGCCAATGCACCAAGAGGAGAATTCATTATCCATTTTTTAATTTCGTCAAAGTTTTGAATAACTTCTCCAAGTGCTACAACTAATAAGCCAATACCTGTTGCAGCAATAGCTCCTTTTAAAACTTTAAATCCAGTAGATGTTACTTCAACTTCTATTCCAAATGCTCTTTGAAGTGCAGCAGCGGTTTTAGTTGCTGCATTATTTGCTGTTTGAAATGCTGTTGTATTTTTAATTACAGCACCTAATTGTTTAAACGAGTCAACTGATTCTCCTACTGCTTGTAAACCTTGAGACAATGCCATTGCAGCATTTACTTTTAATAAAGCAGCTTCTACATTTTTATTTTCACCACCAAATAAAGCCATTGAGCCTTGTAAAGCACTAAATCCTCCAGCAACACCAGCAAGTGAACTTGCAACAGCTTTAAATTTAGCATCAGGATTAAATGCATCAGTCAATGCTTTAGCATCACCAATTCTATCTTTAAGATCAGCAGCTTTTTTAGCAGCTGTTACTGCTTCTTTAGAAGTTGCGCCAAACTTGTCAGCCATTAAACCAACATCTGCTTGAGCTTCTTTTAATTGAGTACGTAAACTTTTAACACTGGTATTTGTATCAGTAAGTGACTGATCTAATTTAGTTATGTCTTTGGTTGCGTCTGCTGCATCTGTGGTTATCTTAAAACCTACTGTAGTATTATCTGCTGCCATTAATTAGTATTTATAACTTTTAATAAATTCACCAATGTTGTTCTAAATGCCATTGGATTGTAAGAAACTATTTTATTTAATCTATATAAAACCCCATTTATCCATATGTATTTACTAAAATCCAAGTTGTAAATATCTACTGCACTTAAAAAAACTCTACATGTTAATAGTTTACTATTTTTATCTGTGATCTCAACAATTGATGGCAAATGATATGTTTGAAATAAATTTGCTGATGGATAAGTATTAGAAGTAAATTGCAACTCTTTAGGTACACCAAAATTAATATCTACAGTTGGGGCAGTTGGATCATCTAAGTGCCCTGCATATCCATAAAAACTACATGTAGCTAATACTGTACCAGCATCATCTTTAATTGTCCATGAAATAGGAGCAGTTAATTTTTTTGCTAATAAAATTCTAATATTGCTATCCATAGGATCTTCTACAGTATTATAATTAGATTTTTTATAAATAGCTGGGTATATCTTATCTGTATGTCCATGTCCTGTTGGTTGAAACAAAACAGTTGGTGAAAATATGATCTGACTTGTTGATGTATCTTTTACAAAGTTGTAGTTTGTATCATACAAATAGTCTCCATAACTTAAACCATATTTCTTTTTATAGTTTTCATTGTAATAGTCTGTGTCATCAGTATATTTAAAAGCAAAGTATCTTGCATTTAATTGAGACATTGGTTTTATAGATAATATATCTTCAAAATCAACCTTGTTTGACCAGTCTAATGAATTAGCAGAACTATCTTCATAAAAGTCAATATATGGTTTAATATTTAATTGCTTTTCATTAATGTTGTCTTGGTATACATACAAATTAAACATCTTGCATATAGACAAAAAGAAATCTTTTTGAAATACTCCTTTTGGCAAGTTATAGTTAATAGATACAGTACCATTATAAGTAACTGTTGTAACTGATGCGGCTAATTGAGTAAATGTAAAGTTTGCACTTGTCACATTAACAACATATGTGTTTGCAGTCCCAGGTACAGAAATATTTATTTTAACTACTTGACTTGTTGCAATATCTCCTGTATAATCTATGTTAAATATAAAAGGATTATTTGCTGAAAATGTATTTACTATTTGTGTTTGAACAGCAACTCCATTAATT